ATAGAGAAACAGAGCCGGAGGGTTTAGGTTGGGAATTGTTCCGCAATTATCTTATTGCAAAAGAGAAATTCCAACCAGATTTCTTTCTGTATGAAAACAATAATTCAATATCAAAGACAATCAAAGCGTGCATAACAGAGAATCTGGGCGTTGAAAATATTTGCATAAATAGCAGTTTACTATCAGCACAAACCAGAAAACGTGAATATTGGTTTAATTGGGAAGCAGAACAGCCGGAAGATAAAAATATATCATTTCAAGACATAAAAGATACCGATTATGAATACTGCAAAGAATTTAGAGTAAAAAGAACACCGTCAAGAGAACGTATGTGGAACGGGGGAAACGGAAGAAACGGAAACCATAGTTGCACAAATGTTACAAATGCAAAAAAGACAAATGCCGTAACAACAAAACAAGATAGAAGCAACAATGCGGGATTAGTAGAGTTTGAAGACTTTTGCAGATATTTAACAACACATGAACTGGAACAATTACAGACGTTGCCAAAGGGGTATACTGACGGAATTACAAGAAGTCAACAAGAAAAGTGTATCGGTAATGGTTGGACAGCAGCAGTGATAATTTATCTGCTTCAAAAAGGTCTTAAAGACGTAAGCAGAGAAGAAGAAATAGTTGTATTAAGCATGTACGACGGAATAGCAACTGGGAGATATTGTTTAGAACAATTAGGGTTCAAGAATATTACATACTACGCCTACGAAATCGAAAAGTCGGCAATAACAGTGGCAAAGAATAATTTCCCGGACATTATAGAGTGCGGGGACGCTTTCAAAGTCAGAGAAGACGACTGGAAAATATAGCGAGGTGACAACATGGACCAGATACAACGTGAAAAGATAGTTGAAAAGCTAAAGAAAATCAAAGCCCTTGCAGAACGTGGAGAGGGCGGTGAACAGCAGACAGCACAGGTGATGTATGCCACGTTGAAAGAAAAATACAAAGTAACAGACGTAGAGATTGAAAAGGCAGCAGCAGTTCCGGTGGACATTTCAGAAATTGACTTGAAGAAATTCTGGGGCATAGCTTTTCAACTGGCAGCAGTCGCAAAGACGTTGCAGGAAGAAACAGATATTTGTACAGCCTGCCCGTATACATACACAGACGAACAATGCACGGGCTGCGGTACATACTGGAATATGCGGGACTTGCGGCTGGACTTTGAAGCAATACAGCAAAGATTGATAAAAGCGGCAACGGAGGGGTAAGGCATGGCAGAGGGAAGAAAAGCAATATCAAAGGCAATGCGGCAGCAGGTGTATGACAGCTTGAACGGTCACTGCGGGTATTGCGGTTGCAAAATCACAATCAAAGAAATGCAGGTTGACCACATAGAAGCCGTGTACTTGCACGAAAAGGAATTGAAAGCCGGAAAAGTGCCAGAGATAAACAGCATTGAAAATTATATGCCAGCGTGCCGGGCGTGCAATTTCTATAAGTCAACAATGAGCATTGAGAAATTCAGAAAGCAGCTGGAAACATTACCGGAACGGCTGGAAAAAGTATTCATATACAGACTGGCGAAAAAGTACGGAATTGTGAAAGAAAATTGCGAAAAAGTAAAGTTTTACTTTGAGAATATAAAGACAGGAGGTGAAAACGAAGCAAATGAGTAGAGCATATTACAGAAAGCGCAGTGAAGCCACAGAGCAGGAAAGAGTTATAAACTGGGCGACGTTCTACGCAAAGGACTTCCCAGAACTGGAATTGCTGCACCATATCCCAAACGGCGGCAGCAGGAACCAGCTTGAAGCGGCGAACCTTAAACGGCAGGGAGTAAAAGCAGGCGTGCCGGATTTGTGCTTGCCAGTAGCCAGAAACGGAAAACACGGGCTTTATGTTGAAATGAAGTGGGGAAAGAACAAAACAACAGACAAACAGGACTGGTGGCTGGAACAGCTGCGGCAGCAGGGCTATGAAACAGCGGTTTGCTGGACAGCAGAAGAAGCAATGGACACAATAGCGGGTTATCTGGGAGTTATGGAGCAGACAGGAAGAAAGGTGGAAGAGTAAATGGGAGCAATGGACCACACATTGAAACAGACAGTGCCATATTACAGCACCATGAAGCGTGCAGGGGCGTTCAGACAGCCACAGAAGCCACAGAAGCGGCAGAAGAGAACGACGCTGACAGAATACAGCCAGAACGGGCAGAAAGCCATATTAAAACCACACGTCACAGTCAATCAAGCCGCAAAGAAACTGTATGACTATGAACAAACCGGATTGTCACCACATGAGGTTGCAAACCTTGTTGAGCAGGTGCAGAACTTGACAAGGCGTGTGAAAAAATACGAAAGCTGGGAAGAATGAACGACGTTGACCGCTGCTTGATATGCGGTGAAGTTATCCCGGAGGGTTCGCAGGTCTGCACCGCCTGCCGCAATAAATACGACATTGAAACCAGGGCAGAAGAGGAAATGGCACAAGAACTGCGGGACATAGCAGACGTGCTGAAAATAACAGAGGGAACAGACACGAACATTAGAAAGTCAATGGAAAGCATACTGCGGATAGCAGACAGACTGGAAAGGAAAAGTAATGGAAAGAAAAGAGGATAAACAGCCACAGTATTTGCCGTTAGTCGTAAAAGCAAGATTACATACGGGCGGCAGGGACTATGACAAGATAAAGCAGGAATTAAAAGGGCAGGGCTTCACCTGCAAGCAAATGAAAGCAATGGTGCGTGAGGGCAACTATTTTGACGGGCTTGTATTGTATCTGTCAAAGTGGAACTGGGACAACCACG